CTGGAATCGTGTAGCTTTACTTACATGAAGAACAGCACCGCAACCCTCGCCCTTGAATCAGCAGCCCTCCGCACGACCGAAGCCGAGTTCGCCCGGTTGACAGGTGGCCTTCTCGAAGAGTTCGCATGCCGCTCCCTTAAAATCGGAGAACGTGCCGCCCTCGCCGAAGCCCACGAATGGAGCGCCGGAGCTGGCTGGCTTCTCCTCGGCCTCCTCGAAGCGCTTGAGGCTGAGGGGTTTACCGCCCGCTGATCCTGAGAGCGCACCGGCTACACGGTCGGTGCGCTCAACTGGACCAACGAAGACAACCGCAACCAACCAGAAAGCAAAAACCAATGACAAAACCAACCGCTCCCGCCGACCAGCTCGGCCCTATCCACTTCGTCGCTGTTGCGATGATGTTCATGCCGTTCTGGCTGTTCCCGCTGATGGCCTGGATCTTCTGATGGACAACACAACTGACCTTGCCGAGTTCGGATATCGGGAAATCGGGATAGCCCGTGACCTGCTCGACGCCTGGCTGAACAACGGCCTGCCTGCCGACTTCAATATTGAAGGCGTGACCGTAATGCTCAACCCGATGTCCGACATGGTCTTCCTGACGAACGCCGAGTTCCAAGTCGCTGTGCTCAGCGACGGGGAACTGGTCAGCTTCTACCTGTCGCCCTACGAGGGCCATGAGGGCACGCTGGCCGAGCTGGTCGAGATGTTTGACGCCGACACGTGGAACGGCGAAGACATCGAGTGGCTCGAAGAACTGCGCGGCTTATGAACTTGATTCAGTGCGAGGGCTGCGGGCGGTGGCTGGCTGCTCCGGTGTTCCATGAATGCCCGATGGACCGACCGCGTCGGATTGTTGAGTTGCCGCCGATCGACACGTGGGCGGGTTGCGAATGATTTCTGAGATTCTTTTGGTTGGGGGTTGTCATCCCGATCCAGGTCGTGTAGCTTTATCTACATGAACAACAGAGCAACCACCACCACCGCCCAGACGGTCACCCTCCACATCCACGCAGCTCCAGGCGCATGGGGCACCTACACCGTCCGAGAGAACAGCCGCCACATCGGCTGGATCATCCAAGAGCGGGCCGGATGGGTCGCCATCAATCTCGATCCCGCCGCCGACGATGTCGATGGGTTTGAGTCGGCCGCTCTGGCCGCTGAGAGCCTTCGCTGATCCTGAGAGCGCACCGGTCACCCGGTCGGTGCGCTCGACTGGACCAACGAACATCAACCAGAAAGCAGAAACGAATCATGGAAATCAAACACATCATCAAAACGACCGACCTTTACAGCGACCGCCGAACCGAAGTCGTCGCCGATCAGGCTCTGCATCTCGGGCAGCTCCGAGCCGAAGCTTCGCAATGGGAACAACCCGACGGCGCTCACGAATCGGTGTCGCTCGCCGCTCCGCACGTTTCGGTCACTGCTCACCTCAACGTTCCCGGCGTTGAGCACAATTGGACGACCGCCTCGGTCCACGATGTCACTGGCGTCGATGTCGGCGACACGAAGATCGTCGTGAGGATCAGCGACGGTTCCAAGTTCGTGCTCGACCTGTTCCACGCGTGAGCGACGCCGAGGTGCTCTTGACCTATCGTGAGGTCAAGAGCTGGGTCAAGACTGGGCGCATCCATTTTTACTCCGTTGCTCAAATCAAACGGATCGTTGCGAGGGCGAGCCGAGCAGAACGATCACGGTGACAACATAAATCTCCCCCGGTGGGCCGCAGGTTTGTCGGTTCATTTAGTAGGTAGGTGCCATCGAAACGCACCGGGTGGGGCACCAGACGAGGACCGCTTCTTTGGTTGGGGGCGGTCCTTGTCGCGTCCCGACAAACATTTCCGAGAAAGTCTGGCGAAGGGGTTGCATCCCGACGGGAGTCGTGTACTATGGTCTACATGACCAACACAGCCACAGCATCCACCCTCCGCACCGAAGCCGCCCAGCACGAACAAGACGCCGCCGACAGCTTCGAGCGCTGCGACACCGACGGCTTCCTCAGCCAGTGGGCCTCCGGCTGCAACGCAGCCAAGAAGCGCCTCCAGGCCGACATCGAAGACAACGACGGCAAGGCCGAAGTGCCCGCCCTGTTCGACCTCGACGGCAACCTGATCCCGGCGAAGCTGATCGACACCCGCTTTGGCACGGCGTGGGGAATCTTCGAGTCATGGGATGACCTCACCGGCTCGGGCGACATCGTCCGCTGGGTCAACGCCTTCCCTGCCCGCCGCTCGACGCTCGCCAACAAAGACGTGATGGAGGGCCGGGTAATGGCTCGGGCCTACGCCGACCTTCGAGGTGCCAGCGCCTGCAACGTCACAGCGGTTATAATTCGCTCCCAGTTCGACGGCGACGAAGAGATCGTCACCGCCGACCGGTTCGAGGCTTAGATCCCCCCACGTTCATCGACCCGACTACAATCGGGTCGATGAACGAATCGGAGTTCGAGCAAGCCATCGTGGACGCTGCTCGCGTGTTCGGCTGGAAGATCGTCGGCCACCGCCCAATGCGAACCAAGCACGGCTGGGCGACCGGATGGAAATACGACGGCACCGGCTGGCCCGACCTCACCATGATCCACGCTGATCGTGGACTCCTCATCGCTGCCGAACTCAAAACCGAGAAAGGCCGACTCTCCAACGACCAGATCGAATGGGGACAACGCCTCGAAACCCTCGAAGCAAAACTCCCCGGCTTCGCATACCACGTCTGGCGACCCGACGACTGGAACCAAATCATCAACCTCATCTCCAACGGCGCAGCACGCTAAACCTCCCCCAAACGCCCCCACTGGGGCAACCCGCCAACCCAACGCCGCACACGGCCACACAGACCCCGCTACGGTGGAAACCAGAGGAGCCGACCGATGCCAAAAGCGATCCCCCAAAAAAACGTCGTCCGAAACTACGCAGGAACGATCACAAACAACAATGCCCCGGTCCTAGAGCCACACCTCGATCGTGTTGTCGAGATGAAGATGGCTGGCGCTGCGGACCGACAGATTGCTGCGGAGTTGGGCGTGGACCATACGACGGTGTCGCGGTTCCTCCGCAAGCCTTCGGTGAGGAAGGAGATCGACCGGGCACACGGCGAGCTGATGAAACGGGCCTCTCGGCAGCTTTCGCTTGGTGCGGGCTGGGCGGTGGAAACGCTGTTGCATTACGTCAACCCCGACAATCGCGACAAGGTGGAGCCGCGGTTCCAGCTCCAGGCGACAAAGATCATGATGGATACGATCGGTCTGGGCCGGATGGCTGACGCAACCGAGCTGCTGGGCGAGGCGATCACGGACACGGTCGCTGAGTCTGCTCGGGCGAAGGTGTTGGCTATCGAGGCGTCGTTTGTCGAGGCTGAGGAGCGGGCTGACTTGCACGCCGTCAACGAATAAGCGATGCGGTTATGTATAAGCGATGCGGTTATAGGATGGTGACATGCCTCGACTCCCAGCTCACGCTTCTGGCCCGGCGTCGCCGGTGACGCTCCGCCTCTCGCCGCACCATCTCGCCAAGCTCGACCGACTCGCCGAATCGAAAAGCAAGACACGATCAGCGATCGTCGCTGCCGTCTTGGATCGAGTTGCCGAATGAGCGAGTCTCGCGCTGACCGCCTCGGTCGTGCCGGTCTGCTGGTGCCGCTCCTCGCCTCGATGGACAACGAAGAAATCGCCGAGCTGATGTACGACTGGGAGTTTTGGCGACGCCCTGAGCAAGCCATGCCGACCGGCGACTGGACTTCGTGGATGATCCGTGCGGGCCGCGGGTTCGGCAAGACAAGGACCGGCGCAGAATCAATCAGGCATTTCGCTCACCACTCCAAGACCGGGCTGCTTGGTGCTGTTGCTCCGACCTCGGGCGATGCCCGTGACGTGATGGTCGAAGGCGAATCGGGAATCCTGGCGATCTCGCCTCCGTGGGATCGGCCGCTATACGAGCCGTCAAAGCGACGCGTGAGCTGGCCGTCAACCGGTGCCCGCCTCACCCTGTTCTCTGGCGAGGAACCAGACCGGCTCCGAGGGCCGCAGCATGAGGTGATCTGGGTTGACGAGCCTGCCTCGATGGACTCCGGCGCTGACGTGCTCGACATGGCACGACTCGGGCTGCGCCTCGGCGACCCTAAAGTCATAATCACCGGGACACCGAAACGCCGCCAATGGATGAAAGACCTCGAAGCCGAAACCGGGACGGTCGTCACTACAGGCTCCACGTACGACAATCTGGGCAACCTGGCACCGGTGTTTCTCGACGTGATTCTGTCCCGCTACGAGGGCACACGGCTCGGCAGGCAGGAACTCCACGCCGAGTACCTCGACAACGTTGAAGGCGCGCTTTGGACGCTTGACTCGATCGACGCGAACCGGGTTGATCCTGAGGACTGGGATGCCGCCCACCCGCACGACTCTCACGTCACCTGGCTGGCGCTCGGCGAGGTCGTTGATTTCTCGAAGCAACGCCGCCGACCCTGGCGCACCATCATCGCCGTTGACCCTCCCGGCGAAACCGCCGAGTGCGGCATCGTCGCTGCTCAAGCACCGGAGCGTGCGAAGTGGGGCGTCGATCCCTGCGCGATCCTCGCCGATCACTCGATGTCTGGCCGACCGGAAGACTGGGGGCGAGCTGTTGTCAACGCCTTCAACCAGCACAACGCTCACGCCGTTTACGTCGAGAAGAACCAGGGCGGCGACATGGTTCGCTCCACCATCCACGCCGTCGATCCTTCGGTGCCCGTCAAGAAGATCAACGCGACCGAATCCAAGAAGGCTCGCGCAGAACCTGTCTCGGTGTTGTACGGCAAGAAGCTCGTTCACCACATCGGCCCGTTCCCGAAGCTTGAAAGCCAGATGACCGAATGGGTGCCGGGCGAGTCGAGATCACCTGACCGCCTCGACGCTCTGGTCCACGCTGTTCGGTGCCTGATCCCTGAGCGGGTCATCGCTCAATCGCAGCTCGGCTCGAAGAGCATCCTCGGCTCTCGGATCTGAATTGCTACCATCGACGACATGACATTGCTTGTTGTTCTGTCCGTTCTGGCCTGCTGGCGTCTGGCCCGCCTGCTTACCGTCGATGAAGTGTTCCTCCCTGTCCGTGAACGAGTCGCAAAGCGCGGCGACACTTGGGCATATTTTGTCACGTGCCCGTGGTGCCTGAGCATCTGGGTTTCTCCGCTCGTCGCTGTCCCTGTCGTGCTTTGGTCCGACTTCAACGACCCGTGGCTCTGGATCGTCGTGATCTCGCTGACCGGTTCGCTGGCTGCCGGGATCGGTCAGACGGTCGAGGACAGGCTCGATCGGTAATGATTTGTGAGGCGTCGCTGCTCGAAGGAGACGTAGATGGGCCGTTGCTGATATGCCCTGAGTGCGGACGTTCCTGGTATCAGCTCGGCACAGATTGCTTGCTGCCGGATCACACTCGACAGGACGAACTGTGAAGCTGTTTGGCGGGGTTCCTCTCCAGCGATGACGGTCGGGGTAGCCTCTGGATATGGCCGACCGTCCACGGGCAATTTCAAAGCCTCACATTTATTCGCTTGTCGCTGCTGCTGAGATCGTCACGTCTCGACACGTCAAGAACAAAGTACAGAGCGTGGGCCTGCTCCCGTGGCAGGAAGCTGCCTGGACTTTTTACGACCAGGTCGGCGAGCTGCGGTTCGGTGTCGGCTGGACGAGCAACGCTCTGTCACGCGTCAACCTGACAGCAGCGGTCCCTCCGAAAGCGTCAGGCCAAGAGCCAAGCCCGATCCATTACAACGGGGAAGAAACGACCGACGCTCAGAAGCGCGCTGTCGAGCTTGTTGATCTGATCGCTGGAGGCGCAGCAGGACAGGGGCAGCTCCTCGCCGAGTTCGGGCAGCACCTGGCCGTCGCCGGGTTCGGCTGGATGATTGCTGAACCCGACATGAAAGACGACCTGTCGGATATCTACGAGACGTGGCAGGTCTACTCTCAGGACGCGATTCGGATCACGGAGGACGCAGGCAAGACCGTCGTCAAAGTGCGGACGGCTCAAGGCTCTAGCAGCGACGCCTGGCGATTCGTTCACCCGAACGCTCTTGTCGTCAAAGTGTGGCGGAGGCATCCTCGACGCCCGTGGGAACCAGACGCCCCGGTGCGCGCTGTCCTCGGGGTACTCGAACAGCTCGAACTCCTCAACGCTCACGTCACCGCTTCGGCTCGCAGCCGCCTCGCTGGTGCTGGCCTGCTCGCAATCCCGGCCGAGGCGGAGTTCCCGCCGCCGCCACCGCCGACCGCTGGAGCTGCTCCAGCCGATCAGGATCAAGACGGCTTCGATCGGTTCGTGAACGAGTTGACCGAGATGATGACGGTGCCGATCAAGGATCGCGACTCCGCTGCTGCTGTCGTGCCGTTGACGTTGGCGATCCCTGGCGAGTTCATCGACAAGATCAAGCACATCAATTTCTCGACCCCGTTCGATGACCGGATCGAGTCGTTGCAACAAGCGGCGATCAAGCGCCTGGCTCTCGGCCTCGATATGCCTCCCGAGATTTTGACTGGCATGTCGGGCGTCAACCATTGGACTGCCTGGCAGGTCGAGGCGACGGCGATCACGCTTCACATCGAGCCGAACGCCGAGATCGTGTGCAACGCTCTCACCGAGTCCTGGCTGCGGCCTGCCTTGGAAGCCGAGGGCTACGATCCTGACACGGCGATCGTCTGGTACGACACGACCGATCTGCAAGTGCCGCCCGACAAGTCGGGGAACGCCACGGCAGCGTATGACCGTCTGCAAATGTCGGCGGCGTCATACCTCCGTGAGCAGGGCTTCTCGGTTGAGGACCAGCCTGACGATGCAGAGTTCAAGCAGCGCGTGCTCCTCGATACTGCCAAGGGCGCTCCTGCGCTTGCGCCGAAGATGCTGGCCGCTGCGGGGATCTTGGACGAGGATGTCGCCGATGCGACGGAGGTCAACGAAGTCATCGAAGTGTTCCGCGAGCCGGAGGGCGTTGAGCCTCCTGCTAACGGGCCTCCTTCGGCCGACACCCGGCCCTCTGGCGATCAGGCGTCAGCGATCGTCATGGCTTGCGATGGCATCGCTTACCGTGCGATGGAGCGTGCCGGTGGCCGACTCCGCAACGCGATCGGCAGATCAACGAACGGGCCGCAAGTTTCCGAGACGCGTTCGATCGCGTCCGACCAGTTGCACCTGTCGTTTGATCCGACCGTTTACAGCGACCTGGACTGGCTGCTCGAAGGCGCGTTCGATCGTGTACCCGAGATCGCCGACGCCCTCGAAATTGACGCCGAGTCGCTGACCTCAACAATGAAGGCGTACTGCCGTTCACTGCTGGCTGCTCAACATCAGCATGAGCGTCTCCGGCTGCTGGCTGCTCTCGGGGTCGAAGCAACAATCTGATGTCTGAGCTGGACGACCTCCTCAAAACTCTTGAAGGTCTGCCGACTGACCCTGAAGCAAAGCGCGAGTGGGTTGATGAAAGGTCTGAGGACTTAGGCGAGTTGATGGCCCGTGCCGCTGGCGAGATCACAGAGTTCGCTGCGACTGCTTATGCGATGACTCTCGTCGCTGCTGGTGACATCGCTGCTCTCGATGGGATCGAGAAGATCTGGTACTCATTCGTCACTGAAGTCGTCGGCGAATATACGGCGGGCATGTATTTGACGGGAAACCTGTCTGCGTTCGTCGGCGTTCCTGGAGGTGGTCCTCCGCCAGAAGAGGCGGCGGCTTGGGCCTCGGTCGTGAACGAGAACGCTGTCGCGTATCAGGCCACGGCAACCAATCGGATCGTTGGCTCCTCCACAAATATGTGGCAGGACGTTCGTAACAAGGTGACGAACAACATCCAAGACGGGATGTCTGCCGAGCAAACCAAATCGGCGATCGAGGAGATCACTGGCTACAGCGAGTTTCGTGCTGACGCGATCGGTCGCACCGAGGTCCAGGGCGCTTACGCTGGCGGCGAGATGGCTGGTGCCCGTGCTCTTGGCGAGTTCGGCCCGATCGAGAAAAGCTGGCTGTCTTCGACTGACTCGCGTACCCGCAGAACTCATTTGCGTGCTGACGGTCAGACTGTCCTGATGGACGAGCCGTTCATCGTCGGCGGCGAGCGAATGGACCGGCCTTTAGACCCTTCTGCCGATGCGGCTGAGGTCGTAAACTGTCGTTGCGTTGTGCAGCTTCTGTATGCCGGTGACACTCGACCGGACGGCTCAACCGTTGAGGGCGATGCCGCTGATAGTGAAGAAGTATCAGAGGCCAACACCGAAGCCGATCCAAATGTTGCGATGCAGGATTGGTTTGACGAGCAGGCCAGAGATGGAGACGCGGCGCAAGGTTTGGACGAGTTCATTCAATCTGAAGCAGCAAAAGCCGAAGACCTCCGGCCGTTAGACAAATGGGCGGTCACCGACGATCCGACGACATTGAAGGACCGGGCCGAATCGGTGTTCAGGCCGGGGCAACAAACAATCAAAACTCGGTTCACGCCAGACGGTACCGATTACGAAACCGATACTGGACTTGCTGATTTGATGAAGACTCGCGACGCTGACGGTTTGCCGTCTCGCGTCTCGGCTGCTGTCGCTGACGACATGATCGCTGACGGTGCAATCGAAGTGTTCCGTGGAGCATCTTCTGCGGCGCAGTCGTCGTTCGCTGCTGGCGAGTATGAGGCGGGCCTCGGCGTGTTTGGCAACGGGTTCTACACCTCGACGCGTCGAAAGACCGGACAGGCGTATGCCGAAAAGGTCGGTTTCGGCGACGGTTCCGTTTCTCGAATCGTGATCGACAACAATTCAAAGATAGCCGACTTCGGTGATCTGCGAAATGAGTGGACTGCTCTCGATCAGGTGATGGAAACTCGCAAAGTCTTGCCTGGCCGTGACGCCGGTTCGATCATGCGAAACCCGGCAACGGGCGCGATCGAGCGCGGAAACTGGGAGGAAACTGCTCTCGGCGTATCGGTTAACGACCTCGGCAGGCTTGCGGCGACAAAGGGATACGACGTGATGCGCGTGCCTGGAAAATGGATTGAGCAAGCTCAGGCAAGTGTCGGTATCGACTACGACGCGAGCGAGGACTTCTACGTCATTCTAAATCGGGCCGTGTCTGCCGTGGTAGACTGAAGTCGTGGACAGCATTGAACTTTCCCAGTACGCAGCGTCGGCGCTTCAGTCACCTATCGTCGTAAGCAATTTGTCAGTCCCTGAACGGTGGGCAATCGTTGACGAGATCGCTGCCGCTTCGTCAGAGTTTGATCTGTCTGAGGAGACGTGGGAGCTGCTCCAGGCGGGTTACCAGGAGCAGCACTCGTCCTAATCAGGCGGGGTGAGCGTCGAGGTACTCTTCGCCTTTGAGGGTGAGTTCAAAGAGGCCGAAGTTGTTGGCGAAGATGAAGCCCTTCTCGATGGCGGCGTTGGAGCGTTCCCCGACCCCGTCTTCGTCGCCGCTGGCGATGGTGCCTTCGTACCAGCAGTCGATTTGGCTGACGCGGATCATGGAGCGGAGGATGCTGGCTGCGGTGCGGTTGTTGTTCATGAGTGCAAAGCTATCGACTCCAATCGTGAACGACAACCCATCTCCCAAACTTTCTTCGGAAAGATTTAGAGGAGGACCGTCAGCCCGTTGCAAACGTCGAAGGCGGCGTCGGTCTCTTCGACCATGTCGAGCACGGCGTCAGCCTGCGGGCAGGCCATGCCGTGCGCCATGATCTCGGAGGCTGCGCGGTTCCGCGAGGCGGTCCAGAAGCGGCCGTCGCGAAAGAGGCCGAAGAGGACGAGGTCGTGGCCGTAGTTAGCCGGGGAGCCAGGGACGGTGCGCTCAAGTCTCACTGAGAGCGTGGAGGTGGTCATTGGTTTCTCGTTTCTGGTTGGGTCAGCGATCGCCGTCAGCGGCGACAACTTCGATGAGGGTGGCGGCTCGGGCCTGACGCTCGATGGTCTGGCCGAGGCTGTTGACGGCTTCGATGGTGACGAGGTCGTCGCCCCAGACTGCGGTGATCGTGTGGGCCTTGTTGCCGTAGACGCTGCGGACGACGAGCTTGTCTCCGAGGATCAGAGTCGCTGCGGCGAGGCTGGTGGTTGGTTCGTTCATGGAGATCAATATACGGACTCCAGTCGTGAATGACAACCTCAAACAAATATTTATTTATTTACGATTGAGGGGTTGTCAAGTCGATCACGGTCGTGTACTGTTACATCCATGAACGAGACAGCAATCATCGAAATCAAGAAGTCGGGCCGCAAGTTCGTCGCCATCCGTAACGGCGTCACTAAGGCTGGCCGATTCGACTCGGTGGCTGACGCTCGGGCTTGCGAGCGTCGCAGCGATCGGTACGCAACGCACATCTACCCAGTCCAGGGCGGCATCTGCACCGAGTACGGCATCAACGGCTGACCGGCCGACCAACCAACCACCAACCAGAAACGAGAATCCAATGACCGCAACAAAGTTCACCGCAACCACCGGGACCGGCACCTCGACCGAGACGTTCACCCGCACCTCGACGCTCGACCTCACGCACGCAGTGATCGGCATCGTCGGCTCCCGCATCGCCGAGATCGCCGACCGCACCGCCTGGCTCGACCGCTGGGAAGGCACGGGCGTCGAAGGCATCCTCGTCCGCAACAACAAGCGAGACCTCGTCCGGTTGGCCGAGTCCGATTCGGTCACGGTCCACCGTGTGATCTCCTGGCACGCCTCGGAAGACGCAGCGACACGCAAGCGCCGCGTCGGCGAGACGGTCGTGGCGGTCAAGTCGTGAGCACGGAGACGATCACGAAGCTCCCGGCGAGCCAGGGCCATTCATTCGGTCCTGGCTCGCTGGAGCGAATGGTGCTGACCGCGTGGACGAACAAGCACGGCGTCGGCAAAGTGCGGCTCACGGGCTGGTTCACGGCGTACTGCGGGCACGGCAACGAGCACAACGTTCGGATCGATGAGCGTGGCGCTGCTGCTGACTTCGACGGCTGGAAGACCTGGCAGGTTGCGTTTGAGCTGATCTCGTTCGGCCTGGAGGATTGGGCCGACGAATGCGATATCTGAATCTTTTCTTTGTTGGGGGTTGTCAAGTCGAGTCGAGTCGTGTAGTGTTACATCCATGAACAGCAACCAGACAGCCCGCCTCGAAGTCACCATCGACACCGAGATCGCCCGCCTCGCAGGGATCTCCGCAACCGCCTCCGAGCGTGTCGCCAGCATGAAGCGATACAAGAAGGACGGCGACCGTGACCTCCTCGAAGCGATCGACGCCGCAGCCTCCACCCGTGAAGCGTTCCTCGCCGAGAACAAGAAGTTCGCCGGATGGTCACGCTTCTTCCTGGTCAACAACAAGGGCGGCCACATCCACTCCTCGACCAACTGCTCGACCTGCACCTTCCACACCAGCTTCTCCTGGCTCACGAACCTCGCAGCGATGACGAGCGCCGAAGCCGTCGAAGAGTTCGGTGCGATCCTCTGCTCGGTCTGCTTCCCCGAAGCACCGGTCGAGTGGACGAACGGCAAGAACAAGAAGGTCGAAGCCGACAAGCAGCTTGCCGCCGACCTCAAAGCGATGCGGGCGACGCCCGAGGGCAAGAAGCTCCTGAAGGCTGATCGCGACCTGCGCTCCACGGCCAGCTCCGCCAAGTGGGCCTGCGAGGCGGTCGCCCAGCTCGAAGGCTTCGCCGCTGACGGGCAGGAGCGGACGCCGGAGCGGGTCGCGTCGTTGCGGTCGGACATCGTGGCGGCGCTTGCCAAGCAGATCAAGACCGAGGCTCTGCTGGTAGGAGCGCAGTCGAAGCTCGACCTGGCTTCTCTCGCTTTCGATGTGGCGGCGGCTGGCTGAGATCCTCGTCCGAAGATTCTTTTGAGAAATCTTCGGACGAGGTTGTCAACCTCGACATCAGTCGATATCTTAATCTCCATGAACAACACCTCCATCCCCACTCCTTCCTTCGACACCGTTGTCGCCAACGTGAAGGCCGCTCTCCGGTCAGCGAAAGGCCAGGGCATCTTCGGTACGCCTTCCGCCGCTCTCGATGCGGCCGTTCGTCCGTACTCGGGTGCGTTCTTCTCCTACGAGGAGACAAAGGCTCTCGCCGACATGGCGCTGGCGAAGGCCCGTCGCGAGATCGAGGTCGAGGCTGCTCACGCAGCGATCTTCGCAGCCTGATCGGCGGGCTGGCCGTCGGGCCAGCGAGGCCGCTTGTCTCGCTTCCTGAAAGAAATCCAAGAAAGTTTGGAGTCGAGGTTGTCACTCACGACGGGAGTCGATATGGTACTTCTCATGACCAACACAACCACCACCGCCCGCCCCACGATCTCCTTCCCGACCATCTCGCTCAAAGAGGAAGCCCGCACGATCACCCGCATCGCATTCGACACCCTCCTCCAAGTTTCAAGCTGGAACGGCGTCGCCGAGATGAACCGGGCCAGCGCCGACTCCGACCGTGACGCCATCATCTGCGGCTCATGGAGCGACGGCGAGATCAAGCTCGTCAACCTGTCCGCTGGCGACTCGATCACCTTCACCGCCCCGGCTGACGATGCGATGGGCCTCGACTTCGTCCTCACGATGGACGGCGTCGAGTTCCCCGGCCACACCGATCACATCATCCGCATCGGACTCGCCTGATCGGCTCCCTGGCCGTCGGTCCTCGCAACTTGGAGGGCCAACGGTCTACGCTGTCAGGTATGCGACTCGCACTGGTAAACGACAAATCAAAAGGATCAGTCACCGTCACGCTTGCAGACGAGAACGGCGACGGGATTGACGACGACACCGGCGAACCGGTAGAAGTCATCGAAGAGATCATCGACGTTGAACCCGAAGACGGCACTCACATCATGCCCGACGGTTCAATCATGGACGACGACGAAATGGAATACGGTGCGGACACCGTTCGCTGGCTCCTCGCCGTCGAAGGAACACCGACCGGAGACGGGCGCGAGTTCGAGCGAGATTCTTTGACGTGGCGAGAGCTGCCGCTGCCGCTCATGGCAACCGACGAAACCAGCCACGGCCACGACGGCGCGAAGCTGGTCGCCAACATCGTTTCAATCGAACGAGACGGCGACGAGATTTACGGTGTCTCAGAAATGATCTACTCGGAAGACGACCGAGTCAAAGCACTCCAGCAGCTCATCGTTGACGGCCACCTCCGAGGCGTGTCCGTTGACCTCGACAACATCGAAGGGCGAATGGAGTTCATGGCTCCCGAAGAGGAGATGGTGACGACCGACGCTGACGGCAACGAGATCGTGTCGATGCCGTTGGGCGGAGAGCGAATGATCTTCACGTCCGGCCGGATCATGGGCGCGACCGCTGTCCCGTTCCCGGCGTTCGCTGAAGCTCAGCAGGTGTCGGCATCGCTGACCGCCGCAGCCGGATCGGTGATGACAAAGCAGGACGAGCCGTCGCTGATTGTGCCGCCCGCTAATCCTCCGATCGCTTGGATGGCGAATCCGAACTTGACTGGCCCGACTGCTTTGACGGTCGGCGAAGATGGTCGCGTGTCTGGTCACCTGGCGCTCTTCGATTCGTGCCACATCGGATTTCAGGACCGCTGCGTTCAGCCTCCACGATCGGCGTCTGCGTACGCAGCGTTCCATTCTGGGGCACTTGTGACCGCAGAGGGCGAAACGGTCCGTGTTGGGCAAATCACGGTGGACTGCGGGCACGCTGCTCTCAGAGCGAACGCCGAGAAAGCGTCGGAGCATTACGATCACACCGGCTGGGCCGCAGCCGATGTCCGCTGCGGTGAGGATGCTTTCGGCATTTGGATCGCTGGAGCGATGCGCCCTGGCTTGACGGCTAACGCTGTCCGTGCGTTCATGGGCGCTGACGTGTCGGGCGACTGGCGTGCGATCAAGGGCAATCTTGAACTGGTCGGCATCGCTTCGGTCAACGTGCCCGGTTTCTCGAAGGCGCAATTCTCGCAAGGCGATCGCGTTTCTCTTGTCGCTTCGGTGCCGATCTGTACCGACGTTCAGCGTGAACCCGGCTATGGCGACATCGCCGAGCGGATCGCTTCGACGGTCGGCTTGGCCCGCTGGCAGATCGACGCAGAACGCGACCGGCTCGCTCTGTCTGTCGGAGTTCACCCGGCGCAGCGACGGCTAGCCCTGCTCCGCCAGGTGCAGCGGGAAGCGTTCTGAGCCGTGGCTTGAGGCGGCAACAGGAGAGGAGCTGCCGTGAGTAGCCCGCAACCAGTTTCAAGATCAGCGATGGCCGTTCAGGCCGGATCACAGAAGTATTATGAAGTCCTGAAGGGCGAAACTTTTACGGGCCGACGCTTCACTTCGCTGGTGTCCGCAAACAGATACGCAAACGCAATCGGAGGGAAAGTCCGCACGGTGTGACAATCGTGTGCTACAGTCCCTCGCAGAGAAACGACGACGGCCGCGGGGCGAAGCCCTGACGTTGCGACTCCGGCCTAGTACCGGGGACGCTGTGACGAATAATCATATTCCAACATCACAGCCCCTGGAGGCAACGTCATGGCCGATACCCCGGCAATCCCCGAAGACAACAACCTCGATTCGATCGAGACCGCTGAGCTTGAAACCACCGTTTCCGAGCTTCGTGAAGAGTTCACTCGTCTGTATGACGAGCAGGCTCCTCTCGCCGAGTTGAACGAAATCGCCAGCCGTGTCGAAGCAATCGACGCCGAGCTGGACGGCCGCAGCCTCGCCGCTGAAGCCGAAGCCGCTGAGCGTTCTGCTCTCGCCGACAAGATCGCAGCAACCGCTCCGGTCGCTGCCGAAGAATCTGAGGTCGTCGCTGAAGCTGAAGCGATCACGGAAGAAGCCGCCGAAGTGGTCGAGCCTGTTGCGGCTTCTGCTGCTCCGTCTGCTCGCAGCATCGCACGCCGCACCGTCACCCCGGTTGCCCCGTCAACGAACGATCGCGAAGTGGTCATCACCGCTGCCGCCGATGTTCCTGGCTACTCCAACGGACAGTCGCTCGACAAGAAGGGCATCGCCATTGCGATGCACGCTCGGTCCCGCAACCTGTCTGACAGCAAGGGCCAGGCTGCGAAGTTCTCGGTCGCCTCGATCCAGTCGAACAACGAGTTCACCATCGGCGACCATGATGTCGCTGACGACGTGATCCGTGCGTCGGTTGACTCGCAGCTCAAAGGCAAGGATGCGGCGGCTCTCGTCGCTTCTGGCGGCTGGTGCGCTCCTTCTGAGACGCTCTACGAGATGTTCGGCGTCGCTTCTGACGACGGCCTGCTCGACCTCCCTGCTGTCGGCGTCAGCCGCGGCGGCTTGAACGTCCCGTCGTTCGTCGGCATCGACCAAGCCACGGCCGGTCTTTGGACCTGGACCGAGTCAACTGACCTCAGCGGCCCGCAGGCAATCACCGATCTCGACGTGTCAGCTACTGTTGCTTCGGCGACGGTGGCAGCTCACGGATACGTCACGGGCCAGACGGTCACCATCACCGGCACCGGCGTCGCTCTGCTCGACGGCAGCTATGTCATCAACGTTGTGGATGCGAACACGTTCTCGTTCACGACTACGGCAGCCGACACGACCAACGCCACCGGCATCGTCCAGGCGATCAAGCAGTGCCTGCACATCCCTTGCCCGTCGTTCATGGACTACCGCCTTGAGGCCGAGGGTCTTTGCATCACGAACGGCAACCTGATGGATCGTGCGTTCCCTGAGATGGGTTCGTACTTCGTTGACCTCGCCGTCAAGGCTCACTACCACCGCCTGTCCGCAGCCAAGATCGCGAAGATCGTGGCGACGGCAACGGCAGTCACCGTGACCACGGTCCCGTCTGACATCGCTGGCGATCTCCTGAACGCCATCGACTTGCAGGTTGCTGACTACCGCAACCAATTCCTGATGGGCAACGGCACCGTCCTCGACGCGGTGTTCCCTGAGTGGGTCATCGAAGCGATTCGTTCGACGCTCGCAATGCGGGCAGGCATCGACAAGCTGGCCGTCAGCAACGACGAGATCATCTTCTACTTCACCGTCAGGAACATCCGGCCGCAGTTCGTCGCGAACTACGGCGACCTGTTCAACGCAACCGCTGCGACGGCCTGGCCTGCAACGACCAAGTTCCTGCTCTACCCGACCGGCGGATACGTCTTCGGTGATGGTGGAACCCTGGACCTCGGCGTCGTCCGTGACAGCGTTCTCAACGCAACGAACGACTTCACCGCTGCCTGGACCGAGCAGTTCTACACCGTCATCCAGCGTGGCCCTGCTGCCCGTGAAGTGACCGTGACGACTTCGGTCAACGGCCAGACCGGTGGACCGGAGTTCGTCGGAGCCTGATTCCTGATTGGGGGCGGGCACTTTCTCGCACGGCGAGTGCCCGTCCCCATCCTGGATTTCCACTGATCTGATCGAAGGAGCGAACATGGCAACACTGGTCGAATATTCGGCATTACTGAATCTCACAGACGCACCGACGAGCGTGCCATACCGGTACGGCTTGTTCTCTGCGGTGAACTTTGACCAGATCGGTGAACACGACCGGCTCGGTATGACTTGGCGGTCTGACGCCTGCCAGCAGCCCGGTATCACGATAGGCGAATGCAAAGCGATTCCGCCTGCGGTGGTTGCTCCGCTGGCTGCCTCCGCTTGTGGATACATCGGCACCGCCGAAGCGTTCACGGCGTACATCCTCGATGAAGATTCGCTGGCTGGCGTTCCGCTCTCGCAGCACGAAACTCAAGCACGCAATCGTTTCATCGCTGCCGAGCAATGGGGCGTCGAGAACAAAATCTCGGCCGTCCTGGCGACCGCTGGAGCTGCTGCTGCTTCGATCATCGACATCGCTCCGCTCGTACATGCTGGCAAGAGCATCCCCGACAAATATCAGACGATGCTCGCGCAGGTCGAATCTCAAATGTCGGTCCTGACCGGCAATGAGGGCATCATCTACATGTCCCGGTTTGCGGCGTCGATGCTGTCCACCGTCCTGACCACATCGGGCGGAATGCTTCGCACGGTCCTCGGGACTCCTGTGGCTGCGATGGGCGGCTGGGCCGACGTGACTGCGAACACGCTCATCACCGAGGATGTCATTTACGGCACCGGTCCTGTCAAAGCAGCACGCGGCGACATCGACCTCTACAACGGAATCGGCGATCTGTCGATCAACGACGCCTCGATCATCGTGCAGCGGACCTACTCATTCGGGTGGGACTGCGGCGTCGTCGGCGCTTCGGTAACTCTCTAATCAACACATCGCCTGAGGAGGCAAAGCAATGGCAACTCAAATCCTGAACTCATTACGAGGCCGAGTCATGCGGCTCACCCGTTTGGACGAATGCGGCGTGCCCGTTGTTGGTGCCTGCTCGTCAATCGTGACGGCCGGATTCATCACAGTCGAGTTTGCGCCTGAGGTCGAAGCCGGTGAGGAGTACACATCGAAGAACGCATGGGGCGACTTCTGCATCGACGAGAAATCCGCTGACTACAACAAGTGGGTCAACGTCAACATCTCGATGTGCGAAGTCAACCCTGACGTGCTCGATATCGTCGGTGGCGGCAACGCAATCACAGACGGCACCGACACGATCGGCTCGTCCTTCGGCCAATACAACAGCCTCGGAGCGTTCGCTATCGAAGTGTGGACTAAGCAAGCTGGCGGTGCCTGCGTTGCTGGCACGCCGGAGTGGGGCTACTTCCTCGCTCCGTACTGCATCAACGGTTCGCTCGACGGTTCGATCACCATCGAGAACGGCGTCCTGACGATCGGCCTGAAGGGCGAAGGACAACCGTCCGTCGCTGGCTGGGGCGTCAACCCGTACGCAGACAACCCGCTTCTGACCGCTGCTGGTATGCCGGTTGGCGATCTTTGGGCAGTCGTTCGCACGACGGTCCAGCCGCCTGCTGTCACCGTCGGCTGCGTGGCTCTCGCCTGATGGGCCGCTTCGACCATTTGTATGTCCCGGTGGCGGCTGAAGTCGTAGCTCCGGTGGAAGTCGCCAAGAAGGCTCCCGCTCGGAAGAAAGCTACGTCCAAGAAGTCGTCCAACAAGTCGCCCGCCAGCGACGACTGATCCTCTAGGCTCGGGCCATGAGCCGAACTGTACAATCTGCCTGGCCGGTCGTCACCTATCAGTGTGACGTGTCCGTTGTCGCACCCGACGTGTTGTCTGCGGCGCTTACGTCGGCGTCTACGTGGCTCTGGGCGCTCTCTGGCCGCAGGGTCGGAGCGTTCACGACTGTCGAGGACCGGTACAGGGGCGCTTCTGATTGCGGGATTTGTGCGATTGGCGCATACAAAGACGGCAACGGATTTTGGCGTAACGGGATTCAGCCGACAAACTGCTGCTCGCTGACGTTGGAATCTCAGCCGGTCAAGTCGATCACGGAGATCCGCTTGTCGGGCGTAGTCCTCGATCCTGCTTCGTATGTCCTCGAAGGCAACACGATCGTCCGGCTCGGTCAATGCTGGCCGTGCGACTTGGATTGCCAGGCCGCTCCGATTGAAGTGGATTACACGTGGGGCGTCCCTGTCGATGTTCTCGGCCTCGAAGCGTGTGCAGAGCTGACGTGCGAGTTCATCGCCGGTATGACGGGCCAGGCTTGCCGTTTGCCGTCTCGGGCCGTGTCGGTGTCGAGGCAGGGCGTGTCGATCGAGATGCAAGATGCCCAGCAGTTTGCTGATAACGGTTTGACCGGGTTGCCGATCTGCGACGCTTGGATCAGGACGTTGAACCCTGGACAGTTGCAGCAACGTTCGAGGATCATTTCTGTTGATACCGGCCGACGCGTATGAGCACGCCGCTCGGGCCTTACGAATTGTGCGAGTGGCTCCGCTCCGCCATCGAAGCCGACCTGATCGCGTGCGGCTCCGAACCAATCACGAACACGTACAACGGTGTCGGCCTAATCGCTTGGGATGACTGCTGCGGGCAGCTCGTCGTGACGCCTGAGCGGATCTACAGGTCACAAGAGTTCCCGAATGAAGACACGACCGACGAACGATGCTTCGCCGGGTCGATTGCTGTGACCCTTCTAGCGTCCCTGGTTCGCTGCGTACCGAGTCCTGACGACCGGGGTAACCCTCCAAAGCCCGCAGCCCTTTCGCTCGCTCACAAGGCGATTCTCGACGACGCCGCAATTGTCTGGCAGTCGATGGGCGGGCCGATAGATCCCGAGTGGGACCGGGCTGCGTTGTCTCAGACGTTTGTCGGCAACCAGGGCGGCTGTATCGCGATCGAGTCGCGCGTCACGATCGGCGTGCAATCCGAAGATTGGTGTACCGGCTGCTGATGGCCGAGGTCACTTTTAAGCTCAACCAGAAGCAAATCATCGACCAGTTGACTGGTCCTAGCGGTGCTGTGGCTCTCGACTTGTTGCAGCGTGGGCGGCGGGTACAGAACTTGGCGCAACGTTTGGCTCCTGTCGATCAGGGCACGTTGCGAGCCTCGATCACGACCGAGGTCAGCGGCTCCGGCAAGAACTTGATCTGCCGCATCGGAACGAATCTGGACTACGCGATCTACGTCGAAAAGGGCACCGGTATTTATGCGGGCCGAGGATACATCACGTCCAAGACGGGCGGCTTGATGCGCTGGCCGAACAAGAACAACAATTACAGGACCACGGGTGGCAATCGTCGGTACTCGGGCGGCAAGACAGCCAAGTACGTTTACGCCAAGAAGATCAAAGGCATGAAGGCGCAGCCGTTTTTGGAGCCTGCGCTGGTGGCGGCTGCTTAGCCATATCCCCGATGCTTGATCTTTAGCGGGCCACACCGACTAGAGTCTTGAGCAATGCCTATCTCCTCCAAGAACCAAGACTCGTTCAACGCTGCGCTCAAGCGCGTGTCCGAAGAAGCGAACGTCCTTAAACGGACCTACAAGGGTCTTGAGTTCGAGTTCTCGTTCTTGCCGTCGATGTCGATGCCTGCGATGGAAGTGGTCGGCAAACTCCAAGAGCTTGGTGAGTCGTCCTCACCGATCCCGGTGTTCAAGACGGTGCGCGAGTTCATGAAGCTCATGTCGGTCTCCGACACTTACGACGATGTCGTCTTTTTGCTTGACGAAGCGATCATGACGCCGCAGGACTTGATCGAGCTACAGCAAGCCGTTGTCCAGGGTGTCGCTGCCCGCCCTACCGTGAGGTCGTCATCATCGGATTCTGGCTCGTCACCGGATGGTCCGACTTCGACGGCCTCTGCGCTTACCGAAACATCGACGCCTCAGCCCTCCCTCTAGACCGGCTCCTCAACCTGTTCATGTCGTACCTACGGCAGCGGGTAAATGAGGAGCAATGGCAAGATGTAGTCGAGGCGCTCGAACCGCCGAACAGAATCGACCCGCTGACTGGCTTGCCATACGGCTGGGTTGAGGACGACGAACTTGACGGCTTCGAGGCCATACTCACGGGATGAGGCGAAGGTTAGTAGCCTGACGGGATGCCAACTCCGATCGCTGAGGCATTCGTCTCGATTCAACCTGTCTTCGACAAGTTCGACTCTGGCCTCAAAACGTCTTTACAGAAGGCCGAGAAGTCGGCGGAGCGTGCGGCGACGCAGATCGAGACGACGTTCAAGAGCGCGGCTTCGGACTCGGCGCAGGCGTTTGACGCTCTAGATTCCGACATTGAGAACTCGGTCAAGAACCTGGACCTCGGTGCGGTCGAGAAGTCGTTTGATGCTGCCGCTGCTGACGCGTCCGAATCGTTCCAAAATCTCGACGGCGATATTGAGAACACGGTCAAGAACCTAAATCTGAGCAAGGTCAAAACGTCGTTCGATGCGGCGGCTGCTCAAGCCGGAGATGCCTTCAACACGATCAAGTCCAAAATCGAGGGCACGATTCAGAGCCTGGACTTGAGTCGCGTGAAGAAACAGTTCGATGGCGCGGCCGCGGATGCTGTCCAAGCGTTCGACGGTGTTGAGAGAGACATCGAACGCAAAGTTGACGACATTGACGTAAACGTTGACGCCGATTTTGAGGCGGCTGGCAGCTCTGGCTCTGCATCGTTCCTCTCAGGGATGTCGGGGTTGAAGGGCGGTGTCGCTGCGATCGGCGTTGCCGCTGGCGCTGCGTTGACCGCAGGGTTCAAGGGGGCGATCGACCGGGACCAAGTAGCCGCCAACTTGCAAGCCCAGTACGCTCTGACAGAAGAAGATTCAAGGATTGCCGGACGGGTCGCTGGGCAGGTCTACCGGTCTGCTTGGGGCGAGAGCCTGGAGGCCGCTGGTGCGGTCACTGGAGCACTTCTGCAAGCGTTCCCCGATCTCGATCCTCTGGGCGGCGAGATTAACGATTTGGCTGGTCAGGCGTTTGCTCTCCAGGAGGCGTTCGATATCGACGCTTTCTCGATTATCAACTCGGCGAGCATCGCCGTGACGGGCGGCTTGGCGAAGGACGGAGCTGAAGCGCTCGACTTGCTGACTAGCTCGTTCCAGAACTTGTCGCCGGTTGTCCGTGACGAAGTGATAGCAGCAACGGACGAATACTCGAAGTCGTTTACCCAGCTTGGCATCGACGGTCCGGCAGCGTTCGGGTTTCTCACATTGGCGGGCGAGCAAGGCATCTTCGGTCTGACCAACGCTGGCGACGCCATCAAAGAGTTCACCATCCTTTCGACGGATGAATCAACAAAGTCGATCGAGGCGTTCGAGACGCTCGGCTTGGCAAGCGATGAGATGGCGAACCGGTTCCTCGCTGGCGGCGATACTGCTGAAGAGGCGTTTAAGGAAACGGTAGATGCTCTACTCGCGATCGAAGATCCGGCCACACAAGCCAACACGGCGATCGCTTTGTTCGGCACCCCGCTTGAGAACCTAGGTGTAGACAACATCCCAAAGTTCTTGACTGCAATGACTGGGGCTGGAGATGAGCTGGGCAACTTTGAGGGCAGCGCTCAGCGCGTCGCTGACACGTTGGGCGGCACGGCGACTGCGAAGTTCGAGGCGTTCAAGCGTGAGGCGTTCGGGACGTTCGTTGACTTCCTAGTTGAGAACGTGATACCGACCGTTGACAAAGTGAAGGAGTTCTTCCAAGAAGACCTGGTCCCGTTGATGCAGGAGCTGGCGGAATACTGGGAGCCGTATCTCGTGGCGATCCAAGACGTGTGGGATGAGATGACGGGTGGGATCGAAGAAGGCGCCGGTGCCCTGATCGAACTTTGGCCCACGATTCGCGATGCGCTCAAGCCTCTCGTTGATTTCTTCGTGAATACTTTGATACCGATCGTCGCTGAAATACAGATCGCGTTTGTCAAGTTCCAGGTGAAGTTCTTCAAGCTCTGGCTCGACATCGTTGCGAGCACGATCGGCAAGATCCAAGAGCTGGTGACCTACTTTCGGACCACGTTGTTCCCTGCGATCAAGAAGGTGTTTGACGACATCCTGATTGCTCTTGAACCGTTCGTTGCCTACTGGAAGGAGATCTGGCCTCAGATCCAGACCACGGTGCAGAACGTGTGGGATGCGATCGTGGCGATCACGTCGGCGGCGATGGCGGCGCTCGAAGTCGTAGTGAAAGTTGCGATGGTTGCGATCGGTGTCATCATATTTGTGGCTGTGAAAGTCATTCAGACGTTGTGGGAGACGTTCGGCGAAACCATTTTCAACACTGTCAAAGTTGTGTTTGACAACCTCCTCATCTTCTTGGACATCGCGTTGCGTGTCGTCTTGGAGACGATCAACTTCATCACGGGCCTCATCACCCTGGACTGGCAGCAGACGTGGGATGCGATCAAGGCGATCCTGGTGCTGGCTTGGGAAACCATCCAGTTGATTGTGAAGATCGCAATCGACGGGGTGTATGCCACCATCCAACTTGTGCTCGATGCGATCGGGCTGTACATCGACATCGCTCTCGGTTTAATCAAGGCGTCATGGGATCTCATTTGGGGCGGTCTGTCTACGTTTGTATCCGAGACGTGGGACAGCATTTCTGGTTTCGTTGTTGGCGGCATCGAGGCGATCGTTGGGTTCGTCACTGAGCTTCCTGGCAAGATTGCGACTGCGGTGTCTGGCGCGTTCGACTCGATCACTGACGGGTTCAAATCCGCGATCAACGCTGTGATCCGTATCTGGAACGACCTGTCGTTGCCATCGTTTAAGATCGGCGGCTGGGACATTGGGTTGGGAATTAAAGCTCCAACGATCAACACGCCTGAGATCAACCTGCCCGACATTAAGGAGTTGGCGAACGGCGGAGTCGTTCGTTCTCCGACGCTGGCGCTGATCGGCGAGAACGGTCCTGAAGTTGTGACTCCGCTAAATCGTCAGCGGCGTGATTTCTTGCCTGGCGGCGAGATGACTGGTGCGGTTGTGTCAATCAACCAGGCGAACTTCTACGATGGCACAGACGCCGACTTGGTGGCACAGAAGACGATGCTCGCGTTGAGCGCTCGAAGGTTGACGGCATGACCGGCAGGAAAGTGATTCGATGAGTCTCGTATATCTGACAGAGGACACGCTCGGCCAGCTCGATCTCGGGCCGATCAGCTTGGGCGGCGGGCTACGCGAATGCAACGCCGCCGGTTACGTCGTCACGGGCTGGGAGATCGGTTTCCCTGCCTCGCGACCGGTGACCCGCAACCGTGCGCTCAGCGACGGCACGATCGACTCGACACGGTTCATCGGTGCCCGAGCTGTCAGCATGGCGATCACGCTCGACGTGAATAAGCAAGACCCGCAAATCTCGATCGACAATTTGACGGCTTACATGAGTCCTCGGCTCCGCCCTCGGCTGAACTGGACCATCCCTGGTTCGACGCAGGAGCGTTCGCTGCTGGTCCGTGGCGAATCGGCTCCCGTGACAATCCGGCGGCCGCAGGCGAACACGCTCACGGCTTCGTTCATCGGTGTTCGCGGCGTGTTGGAGTCACCAAACGAATCGACGCTTCTGATCGTGCCTGGCAGCGATGTTGAGACAGGTCGCAACTACGACCTGACGTTCGACCGGGTGTATCCGGCAGGTATTCCGATTGGCTCCAGAATCGTTGTCAACGACGGCAACGAAACGACCGACTGGTCAGCGACCATCTTCGGGCCTGCTGTCGATCCGACCGTGACGATCAACGGGGTCAATATGTCGTTCGACCGTAACGGCGGCCAGACGTTGGCGGCTGGCGAAACTTTGACGATCAACACCCGCACCAAAACGGTGTATCTGAACGACGATCCGACAGCGTCCCGGTACGACAAAATCAACTTCACTGACTGGTCGTGGGAAGAGGTCCGCTTCGTGCCTGGGCAAAACATCGTCCGCTATCAAGAAGCCACGCAGCAAGGAACCTGTCAGTTCACGTGGCGGTCGGCGTGGCTATAGTCGAGAACGTTTTCACCATTGCGGTTGGCGACTCGTCTGCTTCTCTGCCGGTCCAGGAAGTTGCTTCGTTCGACATCCTGTCGCTGTCGTTGTCGCTGGACGCTGGCGGCGAATGCTCGTTCACGGTTCCAGGCAACTCGGCGACTGCTCTGCTCATCAACGAACTGGCCTCCGATGTCTGGGTTTACAAGAGCGGCGCAATCTTCGCCCGGTACCGAATCATCTCAGTCGGCCAGACGTGGGGACCGGACAACGATGATGTCGTGTTCATCACCGCTGTCGATTACAAACGCCTAATGAACGCAAGGCACGTACAAGCTGCCCTGACGTTTGCCTCCACGGGCCAAGCGGACATCATCGCTGCGATCATCGCTCACACTCAAAGCCAGTCTGGTGGCGACTGGGGCATCACTAACGGGACGCTCGACAATGACGGCCGGTTCCGTGACCGGTCTTACGTTCTCGGCGAGAATATTGGGACGATCCTCGCCAATCTGTCAGGTGTGATAAACGGGCCGTATTGGTCGGTTGATGGCAGCCTGGTTCTCAACGTCAGCTCTGGCGACATTACGGCGTTCCCGATCCAGGGCACGCCGATCATGCTGGGCGGCACAGCTCGGGCTTTGTCGCGCAGTGGCAGCACGGGCGAGTTCGCTAACTCGGTGTTTGTTGACGGCGACTCTGCTTCGACAGTTCCAGCGGTCGCCGATGCGCCTGGCATTGCGACTGACCCTCGGGGCAGATGGGAACGTGCTGTCGGTTTCCCGAGCGTCACGGAGCAGGCCACGCTGACGCAATACGCTGCGGGTCTGGTCGAGGAGTTCAACTCTCCGCTGTCCACGTGGTCGTGCGATATCGACGCAGCGAGATATGTGTCCGATGCTGCGTTCTCGCCTGGCGACCGGGTGACGATTGTGGTGCCTGCGACGGCGGCCGCACCGATCGGCAACCCAGGCTTCAGCGTGACCGGGCAAGTGATGAACGTAAATCTTTCGTTCACTGCTGACGGTGCCCTGACGGTTTCGATGGAAGTCATCGAAACGTCAGCGATCTGAGTCTGGGATCTAGGCTGAACTCATGACCGTCCCAAGAGGTACACCGCCTGGCGTCGAACAGTCTGCTGCTTTGCAAGAGGATCAGCTTCGCCGCATCGCTGCCCTGGAACGTGCCTCAACGTCTGGGAGCGGCGGCGGGGGCGGCGGAAGTGGCGGCTACGTCGGCCAAATCACAGCGTGGGCTGGCGGTGGCACTGGGGCGACGCTCCCTACTAACAATCTGGTTTGCGATGGGGTTGCTGTCTCTCGCTCTACCTACTCGGCGCTGTTCGCTGTCATCGGAACGAAGTACGGGACGGGCAACGGAAGCACGACGTTCAATCTGCCGACCGGCACGACCGGCGAGTTTCTCACTGGCATCCCGGCAGCTCAAAACACTAGAGCGGTCGTTGCGAATACGAGCAACGAATCTGCTAGCCACACGCACACGGGAACCAGCGGTAACCAGTCGGCTAATCACGCTCACAACTCGAACGCCGGGAATCAGTCTGCTAACCACTCGCACAACGCTGGCAACCAATCGGCCAATCACTCGCACGCCGTCAACATGGGCAACCCGAGTTCCAATCACTCGCACTCGTTCTCTGCGAACACTGGCAACGTCAGCGCCAACCATCAGCACTCGTATTACTCGGGTGGCAGTGGAGCCAAGAACACAGGCAATATCACCGCCAACCACTACCACGGTGTCAACGGCAATACGGGCAACGTCAGTGCCTGGCACACGCACGCAACCAACGTCGGCAACAACAGCGCCAACCACAGCCACTCGATCAACAACCAAACGGCAAGCCACAGCCACACGATCACCGTCGCCAACAGCACGACGAACCACACTCACACGCTGACGACGGGCAACGAATCTGTCGTCCACGACCATTCAGTCGGGAGCCTCAATGTCACTTTCCTCATCCAGTACGCCGCCTGATCCGAGCGAAGAAGAAGTACCAGACTGGTCAACCGTCGTAGCGCCACCGATGCTCCGGCTGATTGACGAGCCGACGCAGCGAGGCGGGGTCGGGGACTACGCTCGCTTCGCTGAATACCGTGACGCCCGAGGCATCTTCATTGCGGTCAGCGCCCGGCCAATCTCCGCTGGCGCAACCGACAGATGTGACGCCGACCGGTACGGTCCGTTCGGATATCACAAGTGGGACGAGGACGCTCAAATCTGTATCTGCGGAAGCACCGACATGCCAGATCCGAACATGGGCAACCACCTCATCACGATGGAGAACATCGAATGGGTTGACGTGATCTTTGATGCTGCTCCGATCGGGTATCTGCTTTACCTGGAGCACAAGACCGCTGAGCTTGACGAACAGATCAGGCTGGTCACGCCGACGGCGACCCGCACGTTGCAAGAGCTGTTCCGCATCATGATCGAATGGGACTTCGCTTACAAAGAGCTTGGCAACACCGAATTGGTGTCTAAGACGTGCAGTGGTATTCTCGACTCGATGGGGATGCCGGACGAGTTCCGGTCGTGGCTCCTCAGCGACGTTGACGACCAGTTCGTCGCCCGATATCTGAAGGGCAATGTTCGGGCTAGAGATCGGGGGAAGAATGTTCCTCCGCTGCCTGATCTGTTCGATGATTGGACGACTCGATTGCTAGTTGAGAAGACCCGACAATTAGGAGTGCATCGTGCTTGAATCCGAAGTGTATGAATCAGTGCCAGGAATGTCAGACAAGCCTGGCGTTGAGTATTCGTGGGTCGGCCCGCAGGAGAACGGCATCCTGGTCGTGCGTGGCTGCTTCGATGAGGGCGTGATCGAACAGGTCCACCTGCTCGCTTTGGACGCTCTGCCAGAGATCGGGTGGAAAGGCGAAACGATCTCAGGCCAGATGCCGAACATGAAGAACTGCATCGACGGCAGCTTGGCATACGACAACAAATCTTGGTCAGGCGACTGGGCACCTGACAAACTTTTGGAGCTTGGCTACGACTTGAAGGAGCTTGAAAACCAGGTGTTCCTGGGCCTCAAGGAAGCGCTGATCGTCTACCGGGGACTGGTGACGCAGCTCGATGACGTGCCGCTATGCGACTCGGGATATCAGCTCCAGATGTACAAGAAGAACGACGGCTTTTACAAGGAGCACGTTGACTCGCTGCCTGGGAAGCAGACGGAGCGGGTGCTTGGCTGCGTCATCTATCTGAACGACGTGGCAGAAGGCGGGCAGACATTCTTCCGACGGCAAGACACTTACGTCAAGCCAGCGGTCGGCAAAGTCTTGTTGTTCCCTGGCCTGTGGACGCACCCGCATGAGTCGATGATTGCCGAGACGGACGACAAGCTCATCATCTCGACGTTCATTGAGGTTGAGGCTCAGAAGCCTCACGAACCACATGACCACTAACATGCGAATGCCAGACAACAGCGATGGGGCTTTGGAACCAGATCAACAGCCGACGCTCTCCCTGGCCGTTGCCGGGACGATGGAAATCCCAGGCAGCGAGGACGGGATACGCCCGCCTCTGCTCATGCTGTTCATGGCTAACGGCGAGATCCGCTGGGTCAAGCCTCCCAGCGACGATCGCCAAGAGAGTTCTGAGTAGTCGCTACGCTGGTCCCGTACGCCTAGTACCCTCGTATCATGCTCTACAGTGGCGTGCCAACAATCGACACCCGCAACGAACAGGTAGATTTCTGGCTACCTGTAAGCGTCCCCTGGGCGACCAGCATCTGCGCCAAAGGCACTGATGGGTTACCGTTTGACTTGACTGGCGCAACTATTCAAGCGGGTCTACTCGATTCAGCAGGTGTAGAGATTCTGTCGTTCTCTATGTCCGTCGATCTTCCGACGGCCTGTATCGGTGTGTCGGTAACAGGAGATCAGACTGAGACACTCGGACTTGGCTGGTATTACTGGTATCTGAGAGTCCAACTGCCTGCGGACACAGAGTTCACGTATTGGGTTGGCGGAAAGTGGAGGGTGTTTCGGGTCTACACGTATGCCCCACGTCGTCCGAACGTTGATGTAGTGGATGTCGTTGTCGGGTCAGAAATTACTGCCAAGGTGAACGTGTGTGTCGCTGGTGCTAGCGGCGGCGGTGACCTATTGGCTGCCAATAACCTTTCTGACGTTGACAACGCCGCTGCGTCGTTGGCGAACATAGGTGGTGCTACTGCTGCTCAGGGCGCACTGGCTGATACAGCGTTGCAGACAGTTGATGTTCCTGCTGATATCACTGCGACTGGAACACCTGGCACTACGACGTTCCTTCGGGGCGATGGTGCGTGGGCAGCTCCTGCTGGAACATCGGGCGACCTCCTTGCTGCAAACAACTTGTCTGATGTCGATGACGCTGCAACTTCTCTAGCAAACTTGGGTGGTGCTACTGCTGCTCAAGGGGCGCTCGCTGATTCTGCGTTGCAGACAGTTGCTGTCCCTGGCGACATTACAGCGACGGGAACGCCGAACGCTACGACGTTCTTGCGTGGTGACGGTGCGTGGGCCGATACCGGGTCGCTGCCTGACGGTACGGCTCTCGCACCTTCGCTCACTTTTACGTCCGATCCCGACACCGGCATGTACTTGGCTGGTACAAACGAGATCGGGTTTACCGCTGGTGGCGTAGAGCTGTTGAGCGTAGGTTCGGCCGACGTGGACGTTGTGACGGGACACTTGAACGTGTTTTCCAACACTGGCTCTGACACCATTTCGCTGGGCGAGTTTTCGGGCGGTTCCAACCTTGCCGCAATAGAAACATCGTCTTTCTATGCGCTGCTGGGAACGGGCAACCCTAACGATGCTGCGTTCATTCGTACTAAAGGCACTGGACCGCTAATCCTCGGTGCGAGTCAAGGCTCTGATCTGACAATCGCCACAGGTGGAGCAATTACTCTCTCAAGCGACCTCACCGTTGGCGGCGACGTTATTGCGTCGGACGGTTCTGCCGGTGCGCCGAGCCTGACGTTCGCATCGGACGGCGACACTGGCCTGTATCGGGTTGGGGCAAACCAGATCGGATTCTCCGCTGGCGGAGTGGAGCTATTGAGCGTTGGCACTGACGACGTTGATGTGATAACGGGACACCTCAACATGATCTCGAACACTGGCGCACAAACGATGTCGCTCGGCGAATGGTCGGCCGGTTTCGACTACGCAGCCGTCGAGACGCCAAGCATGGTTGTGCTGATGGGCAACGCCTCCGACGTGAACAGCCAAGGGTTCATCCGCACAAAAGGCACTGGTTCGCTTGGTTTGGGAACCAACAACAGCACCGACCTGACCATCACGAATGGCGGTCAGGTTGCGTTGACTGCGGGGTACGGCTTCACGACTGCCAGTTCAGCCAACCTCTTTCTCGATGCCAACACTAAAATCTACCGCTCCACGTCAGCAGCCAAATACAAGACCGACGTGGAAACGATGGCTGATGAGTACGCCGACGCAATTCTCGATCTGCGGCCTGTCTGGTACAAGTCGCTTGGGCAGCATGATCCTAGTGACTGGGGATATTGGGGGCTGATCGCTGAAGAAGTCGCAGCCGTTGACCCTCGCCTGGTGCATTACGGTGTGGCTGAAAGCTATGAGCCTGCCACGGGTGCAGGAGGAGAGCTGCTTGATCCTACGGTGGCGGACCTGACTGAACCTGAGGGCGTGCAGTATGAACGGTTTGTGCCGCACCTAATCAACTTGGTGTCACGTCAACGTGCCGATATTGAAGCGCTTGAAGCCCGGCTTGCTGCACTGGAGTCATAACGTGCAGCTCAATGCCCGCCGAGCCAGCTCCGCTCTGAGGTAGCCTGCGAACATGACCATTCAAGTTCCCATTTGGTTGCAGGCTGGAACGTACCCGGCACGGCTCGACCGAGGATTCATTGAGCAAGTGCTGCATGGTGCCGAGCGTGTCTTCGAGGGCTGCGTTGTTTCGCAGACCGGCACTGGTGGCGACACTGTCAATGTTGCTGTCGGATCGGTAGCGATCAAGGGCGACGACGAAGTGAACCAGGGCATGTATTTCGTGGAGGTAGTTGCTGCGGAAACGTCGAACTCCCTGGCTGCTCCTGGCTCGGGAGTTCGCACCGACATCGTTGTGCTGCGGGTCAACGATCCGGCGGCTGGCGGTGCTACTGGCGACAATGCGACGATCGAGCTGATCTCTGGGACGACCGTGCCAGACTCTGCGATTCTGCTCGCCACGATTGCCCGCACAGCAGGCCAAGCGATCTTTGACGCTGACATCACCGACTCCCGCCCGCTCGGACCGTACCCGTACGGCGTGGGAACGTCTGGACCGCCTGCTCAGGGCGTCGAAGGCGATCTCTACATTCAAGTGGCCTGACATGCCTTTGTTCCCACCGAACTTGGCATACGGCCGTGTGGCAAGCGTTTGGCGGTCGTGGGCTACGGCCTGGGTTCATCGCTCTGGAAGCTGGGTCACCGCTGAAAGGGTCTGGGCTTACTCTGCTGGTTCGTGGCGGCTCGTATGGTCCGAGACGGCGACACCCGCTCAGAATCCGTTGGCAGTCCTTCAAGCTAACAACACGGTTGTCATTACTTGGGATGCGCCTGCTGGCGGCACGGCCGATCCTGAGGTGGCGAGTTCGTACAACGTGCGGCGTTCCAACAATGCGCTCGTTGGCTCAGTCTCAGCGACAGGCGGTAGCTATTCTGTTACTGACTCAGTACCGCTTGCGGGCACGAATGCGTACACGATCTGGTCGCTGATCTCGGGCGTCCAATATGTGTCGGTGACGACGAACACGGTGACCGTCGCTGGGCCACCGACGGGCGTCGTGGCGACACCAACAAACGTGGGTGTTGATACAAACATCGGTTTGGTTTGGGATGCTTCGCCTGGTGGAGCAACGTACAACGTTTACCAACCGGACGGGTCGCTCATCGGAAACACTGCCGGACTGTCGTTTACAGACACAAATCCGCAGCCAACGACCGACGGATACCTAGTCCAAGCTCTCACTCTGGGCGGTGGAAACATCGGCACGGGAACATCGAACTTGTTGACATTGGCACAAGCTCCAACGTCGCTGACCGCTGGTGCTCCGACCTCGGGCGACAATGTTGCTCTCGCCTGGTCTGTTGCGTCGGTCGGTGACCACGATCAGATCCAAGTGGTTCGGGGTGGTTCGTCGCTGGTCTACCTGGCTGCTGGTTCTACTTCGTACACGGACACGAACGCCCGTGAGGGCACGGTCGAGTCGTATCAGGTTCGGGCTGTCATCTCTGACAATCCTGGCCCGTATTCCAACACGGCTACTTCTTCGATTCCGGCGAGCGTGCCGCCCTCGGTCACTGCCGTGGCTACTTCGACAAAGGGTCAACTGAGACTGACCTGGGGCACGCCTGCTGGTTCGTTCACTGGATACGAGATTCAGTACCTGTCTGACCCTGGTGGCGTTTGGACGGCTTGGCTCACCCTGTATGGGGGCAACGGGCCGGTGATCCGAACTTGGTCCGCTGGTTCTGGCAGCCGGTCGCTGCGGATTCGTACACTGGCGACTACAGGAAACTCGGCATATGTAACCGTCTCTGCTACACCTACTTGGCTGTACCCGCCGAACGTTCCGGCGAGCGTCAGCATCGCTCCTACTGCAACGCTAGGGCAACTCACATTGTCGTGGGCTACGCCGTCTGGTGCGGACCCGTACGATTTGCCAAGCAACTATGTCGTCGGGGTGTCTGAGAACGGAACAAGCTGGGTTGACGGTGTAGTTTCGTCGGCCACGTTGAGCGCAAATACTACATTCGCTGGCACTGGCGGCGTCAGATATATGCGGGTCGCTTCACGCAACAGTGCGGGCGACTCGGCGTTCGTCACGAAGTCAGCTACGCCACTCTGGGACAACACGCCTCCGGCTGTCCCGACCATCACTTCGTGGAAGCCTGAAGCGTCTTACGGTCGGATGGTCCTCCGGTTTACGACCAGCAGCTCAGACAATTACCAGTACAGAACCCAGATTCTCACAAACGGTTTCCCGTCTTACGGTGCCTGGACTTCTGTCGGAAACAGCGAATCAGTTACCTACGTTGCTGGCACTTTCGCTGACGGCCAAACTCTCAGCGGTCTCGTTGAAGTGCGGGACCAGTACAACAACACAAGCACTCTCGTTGGCGGCGACTACACGCTCAAGCCTGCGGTGCAAAACATCTTTGCTACCTCGTCTGGCAACTTCCGCCAAGGATCGTGGAATGCCTACACCGGGAACTCTCGCCCGTACCAGGGCTACTTCTCGAACCCGTCGTTCATTTACACGGGCTGCTACTTCTTCGCAACCAACGCAATTTACAATGCCATCCAAGCCACATCGTATTTGGGCGGCACAGTCACGGTCACAGGCATGACCGGTCTGGTCGCCAGAGCGTCGGGCGTCGGTAACTCGGTGCAGACGGTGTATATGGGTACGTCAGCGACGGCGAGCGCTTCGGGAACTCCGAGCGTCCAAAACATTGTGGCCTATTCCAACCTGTCAACGAGCGCCACTTACACGCCAGCGTTTAATGCTGGGGCTGTCACTGCGTTCTCGAACGGCACCGCAAAATCTGTGGGCTTCTACGTGAACAGCACCGCTTACTCGGCGTTCTACATGCCGTCCGAGAACGTGTTTGCTGGCATGGTCACCGTGAACTCGCTCGGCTAGATCCCGCTGACGATTGTTCTGATCGGTGTACCCTGGACTCATGGACATTGCATCTGAACTACGCCTCGCTGGCTTGACCGTGATCGAAGGCCGTGCGGGCATCGGTCGAACGTCTCAAGTTGCTGGTATTGACGTGCTGCCAACAAAGACCGGCGCGAGCCATGAGGGTGCCGACGACATCAACGACATCGTCGCTCCGGCTCGGGCGGTCGGGTACATCGAACGGAGCGGTCGTGTCTGGCTGCTCGCTGACGGTCCGGTCGAGGTTGGCTCCAACGCGCTGGTCTACTTGGCGCAGTACAACGGCGATCCGAACGAAGCGCAAGCCGATTCTCTCGCTGTCGTCCTGGCCGTGTTGGGGGATGCTTACGCCCTGGATGCGTCGGACGAAGATTCCGAGGCCGTAGACGGCGATATAGAGGCCAATACGGACGAACCAGAAGGAGACGAACAATGATCGCAAAGCCAACCTTGGAATCTGAGCCGGTCAGGATCGGCACGGCGTTCACCGCTGCGCTGGTCGCAACGATCAACATGCTCGGGATGGCGCTCGGCTGGTCCGGCGATTTGATCGCAGGACTGAACGTCGCTGCTGCCGGATGGGTCGGGCTGCTCGGCGTTTGGCTCCGCTCCAAAGTCACGCCTGTCGCCTCGATCCCGCCGCCCGAGTTTGCGTGAGCCTCTACTATCCGAGAGCGCACTGGGAGAACCCGGCGCAGCCTGTAACTGGTCCTGGCCCGCAGGGCGTTCGGGGCACGTGGGTTATTCATTACCCTGGCAACGATGGTTTCCATGCGCCGTTGAGCGACTACGAAATGATCGAATACTGCCGGGCCATGCAGAACGATTACGTCACCAACCGGGGCTACTCGCTGGGCTACTCGTTCGTCGTCAGTCAGTCCGGTCTGGCGTACGAGGTGAGAGGCTTCGACATCAACAACGCCGCCAACAAAGGCGACAAGTTGAAGCCCGAGATTCCGAACTTCAACGCTGTCTCGATGTCGATTCAGGTTGCCGTGTCAGGTCAGGACGCTGCGTCGCCTGCGGCTGTTGTAATGCTCAACGAGATCATCGCTCTGGAGCCGGACTGGGATGTCGTGGTTCATGCAGACGTGGACTACACATCGTGCTGTGGAACAGGCATGATCGAGCAAGTACGGTCTGGCATAATTGGTCAGAGCGTTCAGCCTGCGCCGCCTGCGCCTAGCACTGGAGACGATGCCATGATTATCCTCGACAAGCCGATCCGCATGTTGGACACCCGTGACGACATTCCGACGCCGTTGCCGTCTGGCGTGTGGCCGCAAGGGTTACCGGATGGTATTCCTGCCACTGCTTCTGCGATCTTCGTAACGGTCACCGCAACGCAGGCCGAGGCGCCTGGCTTCATCACGCTGTGGGGGTCAGGCTCGCAGCCGAACGTTTCCAACCTCAACTATTCCGCTGGCCCTCAAGCGATCGCAAACACAACGTTAACCCGTGTCGTTGGTGGACAGTTCGAGATGTTCAACGAGTCGCCAACGCACATCATTCTTGATGTCGCTGGTTACACGGTTTGACGGCTTGAGCTTGATGGGTGCCGTGAATCCTGATGACTGAAGCAATGTGGGTATTTCTCGGGGCGATGATCTCTACGATTATCAGCTCGGCGATCACGTTGTACCGTGCCCGCCTCAACGGGCCAGACAACCAGATCAACTCTCTCACCGCATCGGACAAGCTCATCGGACGCCTAGAAACTCGCATCGACAAACTCGATCAAAGAGTCGAAGCGATGGAGGCTGAGCTGGACAGGTACTACGCCCTGCACGGTCCGCTGCCGCCAGTGGACGACGACAGCCAGGCGTGATTCAGAACAGCCACTTCTTGCAGGAGTAAGGCTTGGTCCAGGGGCCGAGGCTCTCGCATGAGTGGTAAAGCATGGAGGCAGCGTGGACTGCGCCTTCGGGAGTCGCCATGTACGACCGGCTGATCCCGACGCTGTCCCATCCTGCGTCGAGCGATCCGTACCGGTTGACTTGGAGCGGCCCGTAGCTATCGTCGCGAGTTCGAGGTTTGTAGTTCCGTGCGTTCGTGCAGCGACTCTCTCGGTACATGATCGGCTGAAACAACTCGTATGGCATTCCGTACTTGGCGAGCAACGGTTTCCATGAAGCACAATCCCAGTCGGTCGGCATCGGTGTCGGTGGCGGGTTGATCTGCGTTTGAGTTCCTCTGACGGCTGGCGCGTAGCTGCCGACCGTTGCCGCCCACGTGACGGGACCGACGATGCCGTCAGGCAGAAGCCCTGACATCCGCTGGAGCTTGGTCACAATCGCAGTTGTAACTTTGCCGTACTGGCCGTCAACGTCGATGACCCAGCCGTTGTCGGCGAGGTACTGCTGAAGCTCTTTGACTTGTGAGCCACTTTCGCCATAGCTGAGCCAGACCGTTTCTTGTTCTGCGGCTTTTGCTGCGAGCGAATCGAAGACGGCGACCGTGGTGAACGTGACAACGAATACGGCGAGGACCGCTGCCCACTGTTTGCGGCTCAAGCTCCGGCCTCACCTGGAGTCGCTGTCCGGTCGTCGTGCCAAGCCGCGTGGGTTGCTGTCTGGGCGGCTGGGATTGCGACGAAACAAGTTTTACAGATCGTCGTGTCGATGCGTTCCTGGCGGCGGGTGGGGAGTGCGTTGCTTTTAATCATGTGTTTTGCTCCTGTTTGATTTCGGTTAGAACATGAGGTTGAAGATGAGGGCTGATGCGAACAAGATGGTCATCCAGATGACGGAGAACATCGTGAAGATCGCAAGGCGCTCGACGGTTTTGTTAGTTGATTCTGAAACTTGACGTTTGGTCATGATCTTCCTTTTACTCCCATTTACTCCCATTTCCATCGGTTAGTCGAGGGCGGTGCAATCTTGTTTTTGTTCCGCGATGCGGAATGTTTCCGCGATGCGGAATCTTTTGATGCCTGTTGGACGGTGAGCGTCTGCCACGGCTTGTTGGTATTTGCGGGTCGGCGACGCCAGACACCGTCCAACTTCTTGAACTGCCACGGCGACCGAGCCAATCGTTCATCGGCCATCAGAACGGTTCCTCCTCGGCGTATGAGGGATTCGCTTTCTTGGCTTGCTGCGGCGCGCTGGTCCGCTCGGTGCGGGTGACTTCGCAGGTGGCCCATCGGAGGTCTGGGCCGATGGAGTCGGCGACGACTTCCACGATGTTCCGTTTCTCTCCTTCGCGCGTTTCGTATGTCCGCTGGGAGAGCCGTCCGGTGACGATGGCCCGGTTGCCTTTGTTGAGCGACGCAGCGACGTTCTCGGCGAGGTCTGCCCAGCAGGTCACGTTGAAGAAGCTGACTTCTTCGGTCCACTCGTTGTTGACCATGTAGCGCCGGTTGACGGCCATCCCGAACGAGGTGACTGCTTTCCCGCCTGATGTGTATCTGAGGTCTGGTTCTTTGGTGACGTTCCCGACCAGGGTTACGGCTGCATCATTCGCCATTGGTGGCTCCTTCGGTTGTGTTGCGATTGTAGGTTTTGAAGTACGCCAGGGCTTCTCCGTGGCGCGACTCGGGAAGCTCGGCAAGCGTGTAGCCGAGTTCGATCTTGAAGTTCTGAGCGAACAACGCACGGTCTTCTTTCGACCAGGCGCTGATCGTCGTGCGGATCTCTATCTCTGCCTCGGTGCGGGCGTTCGGCTTGACCGCTGCCCGGTGGCCCTGCGCGCCGTCGTCGTCGTTGACGGTGAGGGCGAACAGCATGACCAGGCTGTAGCGGCGGTGATATGTGATCGCGCTGCCGACCGCTTGCGGGTCACCGGTGACTGGGAAGATCGGGCCACCGAAGTCGATGCGATCGCCGCTGACCGTGTCGATGATTGTCGTGGACATCTGCTGCCGGTCGGCTCCGTGGGGCACGACGTGCTGCGTGAACGTCAGCCCTTCTGTCGCGCACGCTGCGCTGCAAGTGGCGAGCACATCGTTGAGCGTGACGTAGCTGTACTTGAAGTCTTTGCCGAGGTCTGCCGTCTTGCTTTTCGTGACGGCTTCGGCGTGCGCGACTGCTCGCGCGAACTTTGCGTTGATTTCACTCATGGTCCTGCACTCCTTCTTCGAGCTTTACGGTGTTGCGCCACTGGCGTGATTTGTAGTCGTCGATGTTGAGGTTGAGTTCGCTTTTTGCGTTGCCCTTTGTTCCGCTGATCGAGGGGACGTACATGCTGAGGACTCGGATCGTTTCCTTTGCGATGTTGCGGCGCTCTTGGTTGATCTCTCCGGTGCCGATGTCGATGGCGACTTTGGTGGCGACGGCGTGGGCGAGGTCTTCTCGGAAGCGTGGCCCGTCAGACTTGTCTCGGAATGTTGCGGATGCGAGCGATCGGCTGCGGACAAATCGTCCAACGTTGGGGATCGTGACGGCGTCGCTCTCCATTCGTTCGTTCAGCGATTCTTCGCAAACGTCGCGGATCTGTTTTGCGACGAGGCTGAGGTGGAGGGCTGCTTGATAGCGGGCACCTACTTCGTCCAGCGTGCCGTTGTCGGCGCTGTCTGCCTGTTCGCTGAGCGCTTCGAGCGCTGCGTATAGGGCGGTGTCTAGTTCCATGTTTTGTGCTCCAGTGGTTTTCGTCGTGCCGGATGGCGTGACGTGTTGTGTAGGAGAAACAGTACACGACCTGAGTCGTGATTGCAACCTGGTCCACTTTTAATGTCGTGGTCCACTTTTAATGTCGTGGTCCACTTTTAATGTCGCACCGATAATTCTTTTGGTTGGGGGTTGTCAAGTCGATTGAGGTCGTGTATGGTTACCTCCATGACCTACGACATCAGCGACCGAGTCGAAGCACCCGAGTTCTTCGACATCCCCAATTACGATTACACCTCGGAGATCCCTCCGATCGAAGGCACAACCGATCCCCGAGCCGACTGGGTTGCGTACCTGGATGAGCTGGAGGAGTACGGCTGCGAGTGCGAGATCGACTGGAAGTGCGGCGTCTGTCGGGAGAACGGTTACCGCCATTCGCGCCTCGACGCATTCGGCTTCGGTCCCGACGCTGATCTCGCCGGAATGGAGGTGCGGTGATGGACCTCTACTTCATCGACTCATCGGGCAGCGACTACGGCTGCGACTGCCGCCGCTGCTTGAAGGGAGATCCTGGCGGGTGCCTCTCCGCCGAGGCGATCTTCTTCGACCAGCTCGCTCGGGGCATCGTCGGTCCCGACGACTACTTCATCATGAAGGACGAGAACGGGGTTCCGATGTGATCCGGCCTCTCGCCAAGTTTTCTTTCGAGAAGTTTGGTGAGGGGGTTGTCATTACCGATCCGAGTCGGCATAATGAACTCATGAGCAACACGCAAAGCAACATCGGACAGCAGCCAATGATTGTCGGGGAGCGCCACCACAACCGCACCGCCACACGGTTCGCCTGCAACCGCAACTGGAACCGTCGAGGCGACAACGTCAAATCGAAAGCCAAGAAGTAATCGCAAGATTCTTTTGGTTACGGGTTGTCAAGCCGACTCGAATCGTGTATGGTTACCTACATGAACACGAACCCAACCACCGGCCACCAGGCCAGAAACGAGAACACCATGAACGTCGCAACCACGACCGTCCGTCACGCAAGGATCGCCGAAGCCGCAAAGGCCCACGCCGACTTCCCCCAGTACCACGACGGCTACTGGAACGACTGGAGCGTCGGACGCATCAAGCGGAACCTCCGCAGCCGTGGCGCTCAGATCGCCAGCAAGGGCCAGATCGTGCTCGTCAACGAGTCGAGCCTGACCACGGCAGACCAGCCCGAGGTCGCCTCTGGAATGCGCCGAGCCGGATACATCACGGCCCAGCTCCCCGACCACTACGCCGGGAACACGGCCACCTCGATCAAGGCCACCGACATCGAGATCATCCGATGAGAACGCCGACCTCGACAGGACGACGCGGCTTTGTCACCATCGACCGAACGTGGCTAGAGCAGTCCGATTTAAGCGACGGCGCGATGCGCCTGATGCTTTGGCTCGAATCGCACTCGGACGAATACCTCGGCCGCATGAACATTTCCAGGTCTGCCGAACGGCTCGGATGGGGACGCAATCGCGTCAAACGGATGATCGCTGAACTCGAATCTCTTGGACTCATCTCGACCGAGCAGATGCCGCGCGAGTTTGGCGGCACTGTCACGAAGTTCACGCTGCACCTTGACGCCTGGACCGCTGGTCCACAACAGACCATCGCGATGGTCCACGGTGAAGCGCGAGCGGTGGTCCACGGTGGAGCACCTTCCTATGAGCATCAACAAGTTGTAGAAACCAAATCAGAGGATTCTTCAAGCAGCGCTTCGCTCGCTTGCCTCGACCTGCAAATCGTGGAGGCAGAAGTCGTTGACGAGTTTGACCGATTCTGGAGCGCTTACGGAAACCTTGCAGGAACCTCGAAACGGCTTACGCTCGGATTCTGGAAGACAGCGCTGGCTCGCGGCAACGATGCCGAGGAGATCATCGCTGGACTTCAGGCATGGGTTGCGTACTGGCGCACGCCTGGAGCAAATAAAGCGATGTACGCGCAGGGCTTTCTCAATCAGGACAAGTGGACGGTTTCTCCGCCTCCGGTCCAGATCGAAGGTTCGCAACATAGATCAGCGCCTGGTGCCGACCGGCTCAGGCTTCGGATGCAAGCAGCGAGGATGAACCAATGAGAAACCTGACCGAAACGCAAGCCGTCCAACTTTTGAGCACCCTGGTCACTGCGACGACCGGATGGAATGACGACTCTGTCGATGCGATGGTCGAGCAGATCAAACGGAAATGGTCGGACGAAGCTGCTGGTGCCGAGGCTGTCGATTCTGTTGTCGGTTCGTGGGAGCAGTCGTCTCGTCCTCCGTGGGGCGTTCTGATGAGCGCTTACCGTGGAGCGGTGCGGCGTCGGACGATGGACGCTCCTGCTCTTGGCACGTCGTCGTGGTCGTCGATCTCGGTGTCCGAGGGCCGCAAGATTGCTGCGAAGGCATACGCCCAGTCGTGCCGTCTGCGCGACCCTGAAACCGATCCGCTGATTTTGTCGGGGTTCCGCACGAGCGAGCCGGACCCGATGGTCTTTGATCGGCTGCTCGGTTTCAAGGCCGGTATTGATGGTTGATCGTTCGCTCCTGTCAATCCGACCGGGCGATCGTGTCCGTGTCGAGGCTGGCGGCTGGGGATCTCCGTGGGCGACCGTGGTGCGGACGCTTGGCTCTGAGCGCGTGACGGTCGCTCTGGAGCTGTCTGGCGCTGAGCTGACGGTGCCGCATTCGATGTTGACCGGGGCGGAGCGAAAGAAATCCTGAGAATCTTTGGATTGGGGGTTGTCATCCCGACTGGGATCTGTTATGTTGTTCTTGTTGCCGAGAACACCGGCAGCGAGCACATTGACAACTGAAGAGGTCAGGCGACCGACGAAGAACCGAAGAGACCGCCAAATGACCACACCGCTGACGGCTAACGACCACGACCAGCCCGCCTTCAAGGGCCAACCCAAAACACCGGGTTGGGATCGGAGGAATAACGAGTCTGGCGATCCCTGAACGAACGGTGTGCGATGGAGCGAGGGGTAGAGCGAGTGAAGCCGGAAGCGCCGAGCAAAATCAAAGGGGAAGCGAAGTCCGTACTCAATGCATGGGGTGTCACGGAATAGATCCTGAGAAAGTAGCTCGAATCGCCTGACCTGTTCAGTTGCCAATGTGCATCACACTTGCCGAGGAGGCACGATGAAAAGCAAGCGATACCCGATGCCGCCAGGGCGACACGACGAAGCTCTGGAAGCAGCCGAGTATCGCTGCGTTGGATTGGCGCACGGGCTACCTGCTCCGTGCTTCGGTCGTTTGGTCGTTCATCACAAACGGATGAGGGGTTCCGGTGGAACGTCTGACCCGTCGATTCACGACCTTGAGAATCTTGCCGTCCTTTGCGGCGGCGTCACTGGTCGCGACGGCCATCACGGATATGTTCACGACAACCCTGCCGAGAGCTACGAGAACGGTTTGCTCGTCCGACGAGCTGGCCTCCCAACAATAAGAAAGAACGACCGATGACCGACCATTATCAACCCGACCTTTGGGGCGCGATTGCTGAAGAGTTTGCACCCGTGCCGCTCATCGAGCATCTTTGCCCAACCTGCCACGGCGCTGGCTCAATCACTTCCGCTCGCATGGCCGAGATGATGGAGCGACCCGGCCAAGTTGCTCGCGGTGCCAGCGAGACAAGCCGAAAAGCAGGCACGACTCCACGCAAGGGGACGCAGCGATACCACGTCCTGATGGCGCTGGCAAAGCATCGCGATGGCTTGACGGCCTATCGCGTCTCAGCCTTGATCGGCAAGTCACCGAACCAGACGGCTACCCGGCTCGGAGAGTTGCATGACGACACTTTTGTCAAGTACCTTCGCCATCCCGTCTCCCGCTCCATTGTCGAGGAGCCGACGACTGAAGGGAATACCGGCATGGTTCACGTTCTCACCGCTGCGGGCGATCTTGCTTTGTTGGCAGCTCAACGCGCATGAGCGACATCCGACCCGTTCTGAACCAAGCCGAGATCGAGCACATGATCGTGGATACGACCGAGTCGCTGGAGCTGCTGGTCGAGGAGTACGCAGCGATCTCGGAGCGGGCTGCTACCGCCGAAGTCGATTTTAAACGGATTCAGGCGTTGACGGTGATTCGCCAGATCGAGAATCCTCCGCTCGACAAGTTCGACAAGCCGCGCAAAATGTTGGCATCGGAACGCGACGCTCGCGTCGAGATCGAATGCAACGACGCTCGGCGTCTGGCTGCGATCGCGGCTTCGGCTCGCGAGGTTTCCCGAGAGTCGATGTCCACTCACCGGACTCGTATTGATGCTGCGCGAACGCTCGCTGCGAACGTGCGATATCACGTCAGCGACAGATGATGGTGGCGCTGCGACCCGAGTCGGCTACCGTGTATGTCATGCTCGACGCTGACAAGAAGAAACTCGCCAAGCTCCAGACTGCTGTCGCTCGCGGCAACATCGCGATGTTGGAACGGAACGCCATGTTTAGGCGGCTGTTCAGCGACGGCATAACGCACTCTGCGATGACGTTGGTCGTCAACGAAGTGAACGCCGCAGAAGGCGACAGGGAGGTCACTGCGGACGCCGTGTACCGGGCGATCAAGCGGCTGAATGATAAGAACGAAATCAATCACTGAATTGTTTTAGTTGGGGGTTGTCAAACCGATCACGGTCGTGTATGGTTTCTCTTATGACCAACGCAACCACTCAAACCGACCGCCGCTACCCAGCCACTCTTGGCACCGATGTCCACGTCGAAGATGTCACGATCGACTCGCTCGGCAACCGCTACCTCATCGTCGGAATCATCAACGACGAAGACGGACGCTGGTTGGAGCGTCGTGATCTCAACTACGTCGATGGCGAATGGGTCGCCTCCGGCCGGATCTACACCGTCGATTCCGACAGCAACTTCATGGTGGTCCGCTGATGACCAACCAAGAACCCCGAACGTTCAAGTCCGGCAATTACGGGCGAACCGGCGAGTTCCTTCTGTCGCTCTCGGCAGTTGATTACGGCCTGGTAATGCACGCGCTAGTGCTTGCTGGCACTGTCGTCGCTGATCGTCGGGGCATTGACGCCGCTCGACCGTATGACGAGCTACACGATCGCCTGATGGACTGGAACCCCGAATGAGCAGGGCAGACGACGGCGCACGTCCAGTTTTGGTTGGTGGCGCAGAAGAAGACGCTGGAATCACCAGTCATGGTGTCACGCGTGCATCAATGCTCCGGCCAGGTCAGCAACTGGTTTCCAACAATATTTACGGGCCTGTCTGGTACACGATCAAAACTGTGGAGCTTGCTGATGGCGAAGTGATAGCCAAAACAGGCGATGTGTCGTTCATATTTCCTGAAGCTGACATGGTGCCCGTGCGCGACATCCTGCACACCTACACCGAAACGAAAGAGAGCAAGACGCAATGACCGGTCCAATGAACCCGCAGCCACTCACGTATTTTTGCAGCGAATGCGACGAAGAATCCGAGCCGTGGGAAGACGAACCGCTCGGCTTGTGCCTTTACAACGGCAGGCCACACGGAGGTTTCGGCAGCGGTCCTGGACCGTGCGATTGCGGTGCCTCCGCAGACTGGACCTGCGAAGAATGCGACCCGCCTCAATGGACGGCTCTCGATGAAAGCTACGCCCGAGCCGAAGCAATGGGCCACGGCGAACACCTGTGAAACAGATGATCTTGAAAGGATCGGAATCATGAACAACGCATTGACCGTCGCCGAGGCGGCAACCTTCCTCGGCACGACACGCCAGGCCGTCAACAAAGCAATCGCGAAAGGGACGCTGGCCGCTGAGCCGGTGATCGAGCGTGGCAAGGTCACCCGGTACCTGCTCGACCCTGAAGTTGTGTCGGAGCGTGCGAACGCCCGAGTCGTTCCTGACGGCTATCTGAACATCGAACGTGCAGCGAATTATCTGAGCTGCTCCACGACGACGATGGCCCAATATTTGACCGATGGTCTGGTGCCGCATGAACGAAACGTGATCGGCGTCGTGTCGATCAAGGTTTCGGACCTCGACGCGATCGAGCGGCCGAAGCTTGGGCGTCCGATGAAGGTGGATTCTTGACTGCTTCGGTTGACCCGTTGGATGCCGATTGCCTTGCGGAGCTGAAGAAGATTCGGTCTGATTTCGATCGGGCGCGAGTTGAGGTGGCTAGGTGGGAGTTGCCTGAGTTGCCTGTCGGCGGGCTGCGTATTCGTGCGCGAGTGGAGAAGATTTGGCGGGCGGACGATCCGTTGTTGTTGGACCGGGGATGGTTCCGCTGAGATTCTTTGGATTGGGGGTTGTCATCCCGACTGGAATCGTGTAGCTTTACTTACATGAAGAACAGCACCGCAACCCTCGCCCTTGAATCAGCAGCCCTCCGCACGACCGAAGCCGAGTTCGCCCGGTTGACAGGTGGCCTTCTCGAAGAGTTCGCACGCCGCTCCCTTAAAATCGGAGAACGTGCCGCCCTCGCCGAAGCCCACGAATGGAGCGCCGGAGCTGGCTGGCTTCTCCTCGGCCTCCTCGAAGCGCTTGAGGCTGAGGGGTTTACCGCCCGCTGATC